AATCAGTTCGTGATGCTTGTAAAAGTTTAATTGAAGAAGAAGTAGATTCTTTTACTACAAGTCAATGGTCTACACTGGTAAATGCAAAACTTGTAAGGGCACAAGAAGAATTTGAAAGATGGTGTGTTGAAGATGGTATACCTGATGTTGCTATCAAGAAATTCAGTTTGTGGAAAAGCACTACAGAACAAATTATGCGAAATTATATCATGAGTTTGGCGTTCTCTACTGTTTATGTAAATAACTCTGCAAGAACAAATACTTTTTTGTATTTGATGAATCTTTTGATGGTTACAACGGTTGCCGATGCTGAGCGTACATTGGTTGGGATGAATGGGGAACTTGCCGGTTTAACCTATAAAAATGAAGCTTTGGAATAAATACTATTGTATACACACAAATCACTGGCTTCTCTTCCCGCTAGTGACTCCTTAACTCCGCAACGGCTTTCGTCTCCTTTATGCCCGCGCGGAGTTTTTTTATCCCCCATGGATAAATATTGAAAAGGGTTTTAAACAATGAGTATTTACGATAAATTTGCAGACACTCCTGATCGTTTAAGAATTGAAGGTCAAGAAATCACCGTAAAATTGGTGAGAAATGGAGATGGCACTGCTACCATAAAGTGGAACATTCCAAATATTTCAGGTTGTAATCCAGAAGACTTGATTTATGATGGAATTGTCATTACGGTTAGCGATGTTCCAGCAAATTATCTTTCTACTTCTCCAAAAAATGGAACTTACTATAATGCTGATCCTACCTTTGATCCAGATTTACATGCTGGTGATAAAATTGACAATGCACGAGTGGTAGGTGCATTTTATCATGATAAGACAACAACGTCTTTGACAGTTACTGATGTTCTTCCAAGAACACCTTATTATGTTTCTGCATACGCTGTAGATCAAGTTGGTAATTATTATCGTGAGGGTGTTCATGCTTACAGTCTACCAACGGGTCAAGATGAATTAGATAAATCTCAAGGTGAGACACCAGCTTATCATGATGTTAAAATAGACACACCTGATGGTGTAACTCCAAATACTAAAACAGGTTTAAATAGAAATCAAAAGTATTCTCTAACAGTAGAAATCAACGGTAAGTGCTATAATATTCAGAATATAGCAGGAAGCAATGTACAAACTTATGCTGATCTAGCAAAAACATTGAATCGTAGGTTTGCATGGCTTGAGAATCCTTTACGTGGCCCTAAGTTTCCAAATGAGGGAAAGTTTCTTGTAGACGTTCCCGGTAAGAAAGTATTTCAATGGGATGGTGAAAAGAATGTAGAGCAAAAATCTATCTTCTTGCCAAACGATCCATCTATCCCCGTGCTGGACACATATTGGTATAAGCCTTCTACGGACGAGCTGAGACTAAGAAACTCTGCGGGATGGGCACTTGTAACTGCTGTTATAAAATTCCCTACAAACCCTTCAGAGCCCGACTGTGGCACGATATGGTGGGATGAAGTTCTTGAGAGTAATGGCACTGTAAATACTGATCTTTCTATTGCATGGAAATGGAACGGCACTACATGGTGTAAGCGCCCAACAATAATTCAGGAGAGAAATCCTCTTCTACCGCCAGTTTTGTCATGTGATGATTACTGGTATAGTGAAGTTACTGGTGAAGTTTTCAAGAGAAACATTTCTCAAAGAAAATGGGATGAAGTTAATCCTATCGTATGGGACAAAGACCCTAATGATATAATGAACGGAGCCTTTTGGTACAGCAATGTATCAGAAGTGGTTAAGGTTCTTCTAGGTGGTAATTGGGAAGATGTTACGAACATCAGATATGAAGAAGCTGATGCTGAAGGTAGTATTCCTTTTCCAGTAGCTAATCATTATTGGTTTGATCCATCCACCCAAATCTTAAGACAGCGTACTGCGGATAACAGTGCATGGGATGTATTGGATGTAATCATTTCTGCAAACGATCCTTATGATCGTAATAGCTGTGATCTATGGTGGAATGTTACACCTAGCATCAACAGTTTGTTCGTTTGGGATTCAGTAAACAACCAGTGGGATGCAGTTGGGAGCTTCACACAGTCAGAAACAGACCCTGCCGCCCTTAAAGAATTAGAGCCCGGTACTATTTGGTTTAATCCTGTAACACGAGTTATGCAGGAAATTACAGGGGTTAATTGCACCAATGTCATTTACATTGAAAGCGCATATGATCCAACAAATCTTCCATTTGGTGTTGTATGGTATAGTATAATTAACAAAGAGTGGTTTGTATGGGACGGTAATGAATTCGTTCTTATTGATGTTATCGAAGCCGAGCACGACCCATATGATGTGTTCAATGGTGTTCTTTGGTTCAACGGTACGAAACTATTTTTACGTGAGGGTGGTGCTTGGGTAGAGCAAGAATTCAGTACAACATCATTGGCGCCAGCAGTCGGGACACAGTTTTATCATACTATTAATGATAAGCTTCTTGAATGGGATGGAATGAAATGGGTAGATGGTAAAGCAATCGCCCGTGTTGATCTTTATTTCAATAGAGAGCTGTGTGGTGATGAAGAGTATCCTAACCCGTCTACAGATTTATTCTCACCTTACAACGATTTTGATGAGTTTGGTAGAGACATAATACGTTTTTCAACCAGAAAGCTTGGTTGTGAAGCTACCATTGATGTGGATAGAAGCACAAGAAGTATTTTGACTTATCTCAACAAGCCAATTATCTGGTTTGCTCCTGCTACTGGTAGAAGTAGAAACGAAGCCGGACCTACTTACAAGGAAATTGGTGCTGGTGATGATGGATCACCTGATGAGCGTAGAAAACTGCAAGATCAAATTCGTGTAGCTCTCGGTGCCGTGAGCGTTCAGGTTGAATTAACCAAGCAACAGCTTGATGAGTGTGTTGATAATGCTCTATTGATGGTTAGACAATACTCTAGTTATTCTTATAGAAGAGCATTTTTCTTCTTGGATGTGTATCCTAACCAACAAAGTTATCTCTTGATAAACAAGTGTGTAGGGTTTAACAAGATCATCTCCGTGAATGCCGGTTATAGAATGAGAACCGGTTTCTTGGGTGCGTCTTCAGGAACGTTTGGCGGCTATGACATTTATGGATATGCTGCTCTACAACAGCTTTACTCTCTTGGAACATTTGATATGCTTTCATATCACTTGGTTTCTTCATATATCGAAGACTTGCAATATCTCTTTGCTGACAATCTGGTGTTTACTTTCTATGAAGATACGCGACTTCTTAAGTTTACACAGATTTTCTATAACTATGAAAAAATATTGCTTGATGCAAGTATTGAAGTTCCAGAACAGCAATTGATTACCAACAGACACTTGGCACTATGGATTAAAAGGTGGGCAATTGCCGAAGGTAAAATGATGCTCTCACAAGTTCGTGGTAAATATCAGACTTTGCCGGGTCCAAATGGAAGCACAACGTTGAACTCTCAGGAATTGATCACACAGTCTGAAAATGAAAAGGCCGAGTTGAGAGAAGAACTCAAAGATAGATCATTCCAAGATGAAAACGTTGGCGTCAAAGCACAGTTCTTTATAGGTTAATAATGAGTATAACAAATCAACTTGAAAATTTATTAAACAGTGGAAACTGCCCGGTTGATGGTGATGGAAACTTTATTCCCCCACCACAAGATGATGCGGTGGCTAGACTGTGCAAACAATTTAGACCGGACCTTGCATGTCCTACTGACAATCCCAAACCAAACTTTGAGCTGACTGAAAACAATGATTCATGTATTATCGACAACTATATCAGTGAGTCTATCACAGTTGGCGGCGCGGTTGTAAATATTTTCAAGCTTCTTGGGGTGCATGAACAGGGAAAGCTTCAAGATTTAACAGGTAATGGAAGTGCTATTTCAAATGGTGATCATCCAAACTTTCCGGCATCTAATGCTTTTACATTGTATGAAACAGAGTGGCATTCGTCTCAGACGGGTACAGACGTTACCAAGAGTGCTTTTATTGGATATGATTTCGGTGAAATTCTTCTAGACAATGGCAGAAAGCGTTATGGTATAGAAACCTTTGTGAAGTTTGATGTTGCATCTATTAGAATCCGTCAAGGTTGCAGGAAAGAAAACCGTGCGACAAGAGCTAGAATAGAACGCTCTAATGATGGTGAGAAGTGGTATGGTGTTGGGATTGTTTCGCTTCCTGATTGTGAAGGTGCTGCTATTGTCAACTTCAACAAAAGTGTTCCATCAAGATACTGGAGATTAAGACCGGTTGCATTTAATGGTGGCCCCAACGATCATTGGTCTATTCAAGCTTTACAACTTCTAGACTATGAGTCTACAAAGATTCAGAATATTCAAGACAGAATATTTCTTGAGAACCGTGACAGGGATTACGATGAGAATCCTATTAGAATTAAAGCTTCTTATCAGCCAATTGATTTACAGTCTTTTCAATCCAAGTTTGGTTTTGGTAGCCTTTTCAGTGGTGAAGAATGGATTCTAGAAGTAAGTTTTTCGGGTGTCGTGGGTGCAATTGGACGACCTTTTGTAATTGGTGATATAATTCAACTGCCTTCTGAAACACAGTTCAATCCATCATTACAACCAGTTTTAAGATATTTGGAAATTGTAGATGTTGCATGGAGCACTAATAGTTATACACCAAGTTGGGTTCCCACAATGCAAAGATTGATTGCTAGACCTGTAATGGCTTCTCAAGAAACACAAGATATTCTTGGAAAGCTTACAGCAGATCAAGATGATCTTGGAACTGTTGATATTAATGATGGTCAGAACAACAAGAAGTATCAAGATTACTCTGCAATCACACAAACTATTGATGCTGATCAGAACACAGCAGTTCCAGAGCGTGGTGTTGATTATGCTGATGTTGCCAAGGTGTCTGATGAGTTTTATGAGTGGGCAGAAGAACAGGGTAGTAGAGACGTAGCACAAAGAATTGATCGCGTTCGTGCTCAATATGGATTTGATGCAATGCCCCCAAATGGTGAACCTTATACTCAGGGGGATGCTTTTCCTGATAAACCTAAAGATGGGGATTATCATAGATTGACTTACACTCAAATTAGAGAAGGTATTCCTGCAAGACTACATCGTTATTCTGAAGCTAAGAAGAAATGGATTTTCTTGGAAAAAGATAGAAGAGCGGAGTTTAGAAACACGAAGCCCAAGCTTCAAAATCTTCTGGACCCTGATACTTCTACTGTTACAAACCCTGATGATAAGGAGGCGTTCAGAAATGACGATACGTGAGCCAAATATTTTAGAAAAATTTAAAGCGGCAATTGATTTCGCTAATGATGGTTGCACTATGGCACCAGATTTGACTTTTAGTCATTGTTGTTACGAGCATGATATTTACTACGTTACGGGTGCAATTAGCAGGGCAGAAGCTGATAGGTGTCTAAGAAAGTGCATATCAGCTAGAGGGTATCCAGTATTGGCATGGGTGTACTGGCTCGGTGTGAGATTATTTGGCTGGTTCTTTTTTTACTTTGGGAAAGTTGCCGACTTTAGAGAAGACCTTGAAGGGTTAGAAATTCCTGATGAAGTTCTTCTTTCAATGGGCTGTGATTGCGGTGGCGAAAGAAAGCATAAATAATTCTCCATATTGATTTTCTGACTTTAATTTGTTAGACTATGCAATCTTTTAGGGGAATTGAATGGCAACAGCTAATAATAAGAAACAAAAGTTAATTATACAAGACATACTTTCCTCTCCAGAAATTTATACACGATGTGCCGCTATCTTAAAACCTTCATATTTTGAAAAGGAATATGAACCGCTAGTTGCATTTATCCATGAATACTATGAAAAGTATAATAATACTCCAAGTGTAGATCAAATAGAAGCGGAATTTGATATTGAACTAAAAGAAACAACAAAAGTTTCTAGAGACCGCGTTGAGTCTACATGTGATAACATAGAAAAGTTCTGTAGAGAAGTTGCTGTAAAAAAGGCTGTCTTGGATTCACTTGTTGATATTGAAGAAAATAAACTCAGCTCTGTTGTTTCAAGAATAAATGATGCAGTTAATATTTCTCTACAGAAAGACTTGGGCATGGAATTCTTTAATGAAGATGCCGAAGCAATTTTAACTGGACTCATAGAAGAATTCCAGACCATTCCTACAGGAATTGAAGGCATTGATGGTCCATTAGATGGTGGGCTTATTAGAAAACAGTTGACGATGTTTTCAGCTAACTCTGGTGGTGGTAAGTCTCTCATGCTTGCTAATATCGGGGCTAACTATGCCAAGCAAGGTTTGGATGTTGTTTGTATTACCCTTGAACTTGCAGAGCCGATGGTCTTTCTAAGACTAGCCTCTATTGTAACGGGATATGATACTACTACTTGGAAATCGAATATACCGCAGATAGCTTCAAGTATCATTAAGAGTAAAAAAGAAGGTGCTGGTTCATATCTATTAAAGAGAATGCCACAACATTCAACGGCTGCTGATATTAGAGCCTTTTTAACTTATTATGAAATGGAGTTTGGAAAGACACCTGATGTTCTTCTAGTAGATTACCTTGATCTTATGGACCCAAACATAGGTATTAAAAATATTAGTGTGTTTGAGCAAGATAAAAGAAAAACAGAAGAATTGGTTGAAATACTTCATAACTATGATATGATTGGTGTAACTGCATCTCAGCAAAATAGACAGGCGTTGAGCATGTCTTCTCCAGATCAAAGTATTATTGCTGGTGGTATTTCAAAAATAAATACGGTTGACAACTATATTTCATTGTATATGAGCGATGAGATGCGTCTTGAAGGCGAAATGAATGCCTACTTCTTGAAAACCAGATCATCTCGTGGTGTTGGGAAGTTTTCTCTTCTTGGCTTTAATCCTAATAATCTACAAATTGGCGATCCTAGTGACGGGGCGCAAACCAGTGTGATGCCGAAACGCAAGAGTAAACATATAGAGGAAGCACTTGAAGAGATACAAAATGAATCTATTGATGTTACGGCTGATGTAAAAGATATGCCGGGGATAGAACCTCCTGTAAAAGAGACAAAGAAATTAGATCAGATGTTTGAAGAGCCTGAAACTGACAAACCAAAAAAACAACCTGATCAAAGTGTTGATAAATTACTTGAATTAATGACTTCATTTAGTTAAGAGGAACCAAAGATGATAGATTTTAATAAACCAAAATCCTTTTCTGTTCAAATGAAAGATGGTAAGGTAATGCAGGTTTACCGTGAAGAATTGATGCAAGACCCCAATTTGCGTAATATAATTACATCATTTGACAAACTTTTGGAAGATATTGTTGAAATTGAATACCGGAAGGAAGTTTTGATTCACGCTCATCGATCCATGAAGAGTAAAATGGAAGGTGCGTTAGTTGAATATCTGGAGAAGAAGCACGGCTTAGTTAATCATGAAGGAGATAATGATGAAGCTTGATCCACAGAGGTACAAAGAATACATTGAATATCTTCAAACAAATCTAGATAAAACGTTTGATATTTATGAATGGCATGAACATGTTTATAATGAAACGTTGACAAATGTACAAGATGATTTGGCTGATGTTGACGTAGATGGTAGTTTGACTGCACCTGTTTTGGTGTCTGCTTTGAAAAAGTTAGGGTTTAAAGAAACCAAGTCATGATAAATATCTTTATAGGTGATATAAAATGGCTGATGAAAAAAACAAAGTAACTAAAAAAATAGACCATCCTTTAGAAGATTTCTTTGAAATAGA